TGATGCATCTCAACAAGGAAAAATATTCTTTGCGATGAATCATGGGGATGTTATTGCCTCCGGTGTTGTCCCCGGTGTTGAGCCATTACATGTAGGGGTAGAGGACCATCACGCTGAATTACAAAGATTCTATGATGAAAATGTAAAGGGTTTACAGCAAAATAAACATAATCAGGTTATGGCTCCATATAGCCAAGCACTTGGGGGCACAAGAAGGCTTCTACATCCAAAATACAAGGCTGAAATAGAAAGATATGGTGTTGTAAAAATACCACATAAACCACCGGGAAAGAAATTCTTTGGCACTAAAAGAGCGAATCAGTATGGAAAAACAGGAATGAGTGAAAAGACATTCACGTTTAATCAACACAAGGGACTTATTCACGATGTCTTTGGTGTTG